GTTTTTGGGGCTAACTCCACATACCGACGGTTTTATTGAAGTTGACTTCATCGATCCAAGTGTTGTAAGTTTCAAAGGGGATGACAATACAGGAGTGATATACCATTCAACTAAGACCCACATGCCGCTTTTTTATAACATAAGTCTGAATGGAACACATAAATACCAAATACCCTCAATTTTTATCGCCAGATACCCCGATTTGGTCAATGATGCTCGGAAACACAAAGATTTTGACTCGAAATTGCAAGGAATGGCCCGGAGTCGGAAGCATATTTATCGAAAATTCGGCGGATATAGCCAATTTATCATTAGTTGGGACCGCGGGTTTATGTCCAGGAGAGCTGTCTCTTATCTCCGAACTGTGCTTGAATGGCTCAACCATTACGAAAACCTCAAGAAATATGAGATAGATCACAAGAAATCGAGTGGAGCTTATGTGTGGGTCTTCTCATTTGAGGACATGAAGGCGTTTCGCCAATGGCTTGCTCTTACAGATGAAGAAAAGAGGAAGACAGCGGTGGGAGCTAAGTTGACACCAGGCGGACGTTTAATCCTCCCCCCAGGCATGACAGTCGAAGCCAAGAACCCAAGTTTAACCCAAATTAAAGATCAAGACACCGACATAATGCAAATGATAGCTTCAGGTCTCAATGAACCTGAGGACATCCTTGTAGGAACCTCTAAAGCTCCCTTTGCGAGTGTCAAAGCATCGAGGGGTCCATTCTCCGATCGTAACTCCGATGAGATTGCCTACTTTGATCGCTTTTTGAAGTATGACTTCTGGGGCAACGTGTTCTGGTTACGGTCAAAGATGAATGGGTTTCCAGAAACTTTCAGGGTCAAGATGGCAGTTGATTGGAAGGACAAGAAAGCTGTATTTAAAAAAGTACCGAGACGCCCTGACCAGTTGATTGACGTTTCTTATCCGATTAGTGACGTTATTGATTTGGAGACCAGAACGAAGTCTATGTTGGGAGTCAAACATGGTCCTATTAGCGAACAGCTTGGCATTCCAAATAAAAGTGTTGCAAGCTACTTAGGTATTTCCGGGTATGGTAAAGCCAGACTTGAAAAAGCAACTGAAGATGATCGTTATCCCGAACTCGACTATGAGCTTGGAGTCGATACTGGGGCAAACATGGAGGCAGGTCAGGAACCCGCATCAAAAGTTAATCCAACGCTAAAGCGGAGACCTGCGAAACCTGCAAAGAAAGAATAACTATTAACGGAGGGTCCTATGAAAGAAGACCAAGCATTAGCGAAAGGAGCATTGAGGTTTATCGATCAGGGTTGCCATGCTCATGTAGAGATGGTAGAAAAGGATGGGAAAAAATCACCGAAGCTGAACATGGTTGCATACAGCGGAGGAATCATCAAGGACCACTGGTACTGGAATGATCTTGCCATTGACCTTGAGGGCATTCAATTTAAACAGAGTAAGTTTCCTGTTCTGGAAGACCATCTGAATGAGAGGAAGATTGCAGTTATTGGGAAGCCTATTATTGAGGATGGGAAACTGAAGGCTCCAGAAAACGCAAAGTTTTTGTCTACTGAAGCAAGTGAGGAGTTCCAAAAGTTATCGCAAGAAGGGTTCCCTTACCAGTCAAGTATCTATGCGAAGCCGTCGGTTGTGGAGCGACTTGACGATGATGCTACCTCGAAGGTGAATGGAATTACCGTCAGAGGACCTGCATCAATCTGGCGAAAGTGTGAATTTAAAGAAATGTCGGTTTGTGTCTTTGGGATGGATTCAAAGACCCGGGCCTCAGCGTTCTCCAGAGAGGAGATGGAACACTCCTCTTTTACGGAGAGTACGATTCCTGCTGAATCTATCAGCAGGGAAATTAAACTACAACGGAGGGAGGTGAAAAAGATTATGAACAAAAATGAACTTAGGGAGACCTATCCAGAGCTGGTGAAGGAAATCGTTGGTGAGGCAGTTGATACCGCGGTGACCGAAGCCGAGACGAAGTTCAAAGCGGAGAAAGATGATCTTTCTACCAAGATTGGCACCTTGAAGGAGAACAATGAAAAACTGTCCGAAAAGGTTCTTGGTCTGGAGAAGAAGGATGTTATCCGATCTGAAGGCGAACTATCGGCTCAGGCTCAGAAGATTTGGAACAGCAAGCTCGCCGAATCTACAATACCTGAGCATGTGTGGGACAAAGTGAGTCAACATGTGCCCCATGTCAAATTCGTCTCCGATGGTGTGATTGATGTCGAGAAGTTTTCGGAGGCCATCGATGCTGAAATCAAGGACTGGGAGGGCAAAGGAGTTACCAGTTCGGTTCTCGGGGCGGGCTTCACGCACAAACAACCCGAAGATGAGAACAAACATGCCCAGGAGGCTGAAAGCGTTAAAGGTGATGTTGACCGTCTTGTGAAACTGGCGGGAGGCAAGACCGAAAAGGCTTCTGCTGAATAAAAAATCTAATAACGATAGGAGGTGAGACTCTATGCCACAATTTGGAAATCAAAGTCTGGATATTCCCCAGATACAGAGAGGCGTCCAAAAAGACTATAAACGTCTTTACTACTCCAACCCGGAAGCGGCATTAAAGGTCCCAATCACAATTCAGGCAGGCTACGGCTTGCTCGAACAGGGACAGGCGATGGCGAAGAATTTGTCGGCGGGTGCAAATGCGGGTTTACTCCTGCCTTATAATCCCACGACATTCACCGGAGCGGAGAACCATGCTGGTCGTGCTTATCTGGTAGCGGATACACATGCGACTACTCCTGATTTTTATGTTCCACTGGAGGAGTCGTATAAGTTCGCTGTTGGGGATGACCTGATTGTCAACGATGATACCGTCACAGCCGAGAATGTCGGTGCTATTACGGCTATTGATCGTGATACGGATCTGTCCCGAGCGAAGATCACGGCAACGACCAATATCGGCGGTACTCCTTTCACCGTTGCAGCAAAAGCCCATGTATTTGTTGAAGCTGGAACATCAGGCAACAACTATTCCGATTGCGTTGGTATTTTGGAGAAGTCCGTGCATACGGGGGCCGGTGTGAGAGCGGGTGGAGCGGTCGCAACATTAATCCTTGGCAATGCCGTGCTTTATGATGGCTTGCTTACAAACTTTGACGATGCGGCGAAGACCGATATTTCGGCTTCAACGTTTGGTCAATTTATCTACATGAAATAGAAAGGAGGTGAGACTCTATGCCACGAGGCGCATCAGATATACCGATCTTAAGGCTCGAAGTGCTTCAGGGCTTCATGTCAACGTTTATGAACGCTCCGAAGTTTTTTATGATGAACCTTTTTCCCTCATCCGATTCACCGTCAAGTACCATTAAGTGGGAAAGTCAGCGAGGAGGAAGAGGCATGACACCGTTCCTGCCACCCGGCGCACCTGCTCATGTGACGGCACCCCACGGGATTGCTGAACATTATGCGGAGGCTGCCTACTGGAAGGAAAAAATGCCGTTTGATGAGGAATTTTTGAACAACCTCAGAAAACCTGGCACAACTGCTGATTACCAAGCAGCAGAACAAAAAATGGCAAGAGAGCTTGCCTCGCTTTCCTGGCGGTCCGATCGCAGGAAAGAATGGATGTTTACCCAAATGCTTTTTAACAATGGGTTTACATACCATGTGAAAGGTGGGTACCGTGTTACTGTTGATTACGGAATCCCTTCCGATCACAACGTCACTCTGGCGAGTGCCTATAACTGGAGTGATGGCGCAAGCAAAAACATTCTGGGTGACATCCAGGATGCAAAGATCAAGATTCGCAACGATTGCGGTGGAATGATTAACATCGCCGTTTGTAACTCCGAAGTCCTCAAGCTGTTGGCGAATGATACAGCAATTCGCCAGATTTTGCGGCGGACGGATTTTATGAGGGGTTCAGGCGGTGCCGATGGCGGAAACCTGTATTCAGGGAATCTGCATGACCTTATTGGTGTCAATCCCAAGGTCCTCGGTGCTTTGCTGGACATAGACCAGTTTTATGTCTATGATGAAATGTATGAGGTTAGAGGATGGTTGACAGCCGGTGTGACTGGCGGTTCCACAACGTGGATTTCCGTCGATGAGGCGACCGACTTTGAACCCAACCAGACCTTGCGTTTTTGGGATTCCAGTGCGGGTACCTACGAAGATGTTTTCATCCTGGCAGTCAACCAGGAAGCAGGCTCAATCCAGATCAGCAAACCGCCTGTTTATTCTTACCGTGCCGCCGAAGACTATGTTACCATGCAGAAGTACTATGTCCCGAGTGACAAGTTCCTCCTGATGGCAACTTCGGTCGACGGACAGCCCATTGCGGAGTACAAACAAGCTCCATTTGGTTTGAATCGCACTTACGGTCAATTCACCGACCGTCACGATGCTTGGGATCCTGATGTCACATGGATCCGAGTACAGGATAAAGGGCTTCCCCTTCTTTATAACCGGGACGCCATTTATATCCTAACCGTGCAAACCACGGCAGCAGGTGCCGCTACGAGCACCACCACTACTTCAACCAGTAGCACCACTACGACCACTGCCTGAAGTAGTTCCACAAGTAGTAGTTCTACTACTTCAACCAGTAGCACCACTACTTCAAGCTCCAGTACCACTACGACCACTACGGCGTAAACAATGGAGGACAATCGACATGATCGAAAAAGTGATAATAAACACAACCCTCAAAGCGGGGGAGAAAGTCTGGGAGAAAGGGGAGATTTTAAGTCCTCCCCTTCCCCCAGACATTCTGAATGAAATTTATGCCAAGACTGGCACCGTTAGTATAATTAGCGGGAACCAAACACCACAAACTAAATTAACTTTTGTTGCGAAAAGGGTAGAGGAAGGAGCTTCGTCAATGACTACAATGGCTGTTCCTAAACCTGAAGACAGTAAACCCAAACCCAAGTTACTCAGAAGGAGAAGGTGATGGGATTAACCAAGAGTCAAATGGTGACTTTGCTGGAAAAGGAGGTAAAGGGGCTCACAAATTATTTGGATTCAGATGATTACAATAACGCCTGTGATGATGCCTCAAGGGAAACAGGCTTCTTGTAT